ATCTTTGCACGGCTCTTTCGATAGGCCGTCAGTTTTTTGTATGACGGCGGTTTTTTGACAGGCCCGCGCATGGTCGGCATAGCACAATTGATAATGAACAGATCCTCCAGACGTTCATAACGCCGGACATAGCCATCAAACATGGCGTCTATTTCCTTGACCGTATAATTACTAAATTGCTCCGGAGTCAGATGCAATTCGCCCAGGGCAATTTCTTCCAGCTCTTCAATCAGGGCTGTTGCGGTCTTGAAAACTTTCCCAGGTCTTACGCTTCCGCTGCCTGCTCTTTTTTTCTTTGCCCCAGTACACCGCTCTTTTCCAACGCCTGCAGTGCAGCCCGGAACAATTCAATCATCGGATGGTCTTCCATGGCTTTCAGGTAAAGTTCATCAGCCTGATCTTCCGTCATACCTGGATTGCCACCCAGTAACGCATATTTAAAAATGGTGTAAATATCACCCATCCCCGGAGGAACATCATTGGCAGCGTTCCCGATCAGAAGCAGGAAGTTCTTGGAAGATAACTGTCGTTCTGCTTCCCATACATACCTGAGCGGGTAGCACAGCTTGTATGCTTTACCGTCAATCTGAAAATCCACCGTCTTGTCAAATACCATCATTATTCTCCTTCCCTTTTCCGCCTTCATTGGCCGGGCTGTCTCCCAACGCACCCGTTCCACCCCGCTGGCTTAATTTATCAGCTGCAGGATCATCCGACTTCGGGTACTGTAAAGACATCCGTGCTTCATTCGGCGTTAATATCCCGGCACCAGTATAAGTTGCCAGCACCGATGATTTACTCTGTGCATCCAGGCGATCAAACACATCGCTTGCATCATCGAAGCGATATCCTTTGTTCATCTGGCGCTCTGTCAGCAACTTCGTGGTCAGTTCATTGGAGTACTGCCGGACGATTGGAGCAATGGTGCCGTTATAGAACTGCTGCAGCTGGTTCGTAGAGAATGTTGCCATTCCCGCACCACCACCGATGTTCAGCATCACCAACGGAATACCAAAGAAGGCGCTGATAGCCTGAGCATTTGCTGATTTCAGCGAATCGTAATATGTCTTAATATCATTTTTGATATTGGTCGCATTCATACCCGCCGGAAGCGGCAGTATCTTGTTCGCTGTGTTGGACAACAGCGACTGTACCTGCGCCTGCAAGGTCTTCTGTTTGGCCTGGCTTAAATCTGACGTGTAGGTCAGTAGAATGGTACCGTCGAACCCGTTGATAACGTTAGACCGCAGGGCGCTCTCCACATCCGCATTGCTCTTCAGCGTATCACCCAGCACCGCAATGGCTTTACGCCCAACGATACCGTTATTGCTGAACGCCTTTACGTGGATCAGCTCCTCCGGAAGCATCGTGAACTTTTGCTGGGTTACAGGGTCGGTATATTCATAGACAATCTTGCGAGCGCCGTCCAGTATGTTGGCGTTGTCCCAGTACACCTTCATCTGTGCAGCGTCCAGAGGAACCAGGCATTTCAGCAGAGTAACTTTGTCATAGCATATGTACGCATACGCATTTCCATATGCAAGTCTCTGCACTTCCATGTTCCGCCAAAAATCATATGCGTTGACGCCGGGATACGGTTCGATGTTCAAAGACTTCTGGAACATTGCCATGGTGTTTTCGACTTCTTTGTTGTCGGAGCCGAACAATCCCCAATGGATCTGCGCCACATTCTTCGCCAGAATCTCCATGCAGGTCAGGAAGACAAGGTCACCGGCAGCATCAACAGCTATCCGCTTACCATTCCAGACGGGATAGATAGTTGCGCCCTGTGTGTTTTGGTATGCACTTCCCCGGAAATAATTTTTAATTTTCTCCAGCATAGGCATCACCCCAACCGGGCCGCTTCATCCAGCAGCGCCTTCAGTCCTTCCGGTACAACGTATTCAGCCTTCTTTTCTTCTTCTTCTTCCGGATCGTCTTCCTCCGGAGCAGGTTTTTCTTCAGGTTCTTCTTCTGGAGTCTCTTCCGGATCCGCTTCAGGTTCTTCCTCTTCCGGATTTTCCTCTTCTGTCTTGTTCAACATATTGGACAACCTGACCAGTTTCACCAGGGAAGCGCAGGCCGCCAGCTCATGCTTCTGTTCCTTTTCCACCAGCTCAACAATGTCGAACAGTTCAGCCGCATCCTCGCCAGTCAGCCACACATCGCCCTTGTCCATCTGTTCGCCGATGGAATCGTCATAGCAGTGTTCAGCCACGATATTATGAATGATGGTATCGATGGCAGCCATCGCATCAATCTCCTGCTGCAGCTCCTCTTTATTGCCGGCCGTAAACGTCCAGCAGTTGTGAAGCATCAGCAAGCTGTTTTTATCAATCTGGACGGCATCACAGGCCAGCGCAATTACCGCTGCGATACTGGCAGCCATCACTTCAATTTTTGCAGTTACTTTATAATGGCAGTCCTGGATAGCATGAACCATCTGCAGACCGTTGAACACGTCGCCGCCGGGGCTGTTGATTACCAGCTCAACATCCTCATTGGCGTTAATCACGGCTGCACACTGTTCCTGCAGATCCCAAACCTCGCCGGTTATTTTAATTGTCGTCATTTGTTTCTTCCTCCACCTTATACATCTGCAGCTGTGTCAGCATTGCCCTTGCCGTGTAGTTCAGCCCTGTATCCTTATCTGTCAGCATTCCTTCCCGCTGGTCATACATGGGCGGGCACCACTGTGTCTTTACCCACATGTCTGCCTTGCGCGAGAACACCGTATCCGTTTCATACAGTTCTGAAAAGTTGTCAATGGCATCTGCCAGGTAGTCGTATCCGGTCTGGATTATGTCGGCGATGAAATTATCGTCGTCAGCATAATCGATTCGCAGATACGCTTTTACGTCACTCGCTTGGATCATTTCATCACCTCTCAGTCACCAGATCCAGCCAATCGTCCACCAGCTCGTCGCCGGTAAGACCGTGTTTATTGAAATCTATATACGCCGCTATGAACCCGGTCAGCATTGCATCTACCGGGTCAATGCGGATATTACTGTCAGCGCGCAGGCTTATTTTCTCGATGGAATAATAGCCGGTGTTGTTGCGTACCAGCAGGCTGTTTGTGATCGCCTTCTCCAGCAGGTCTTCGTGGTCGGCGTGATACGCTATCATTCCGTCCTTCCAGTGCTGGCTCAATGCTTCGATATACTGACTCAGCGCTTTAGGGCTCTGGTTCTGCAGAATAAACGTATCGCAAATATTTGCCAGGGAATCCTGGATGCCCGCCACGTTGTACGGATCCGCGCCGATGGTAACAAAATGCAGGTCATATTTTTCCTTGATTTGCACCAGCTGTTCGTATATCTGCTGGGTGTCGATGTTCTCACCACCTGCGCCACTACACAGGAACAGCTCTGTGTCCAGATAATCCCGGTATTGGAATTTGTCCAGGCTAATATGCTGTTGCAGTTTGGCGGCCGGCATCCAGCTGAGCACGTGGGTAAATAATCTGTAGTGATCAGCTGGAAGCCCATTGGCCACAAGCTCGCCAGCTTCAGAAAAGCCGACGTATGTACCGAACCATATGCTGGTCAGATCAAGTACTTGTGACAGGTCAACGCCCAGATACCAGTCTGTGTATCCGGCAGCGACAACATCCTCAAAGGAGTACCCGCATCCGCACGCCTTCATTTGGTCGAACGTGCAAATGGTTCTGTCTTCTGCGCTGTACCAGACGTTGCATTGTTTGGTTACCCATGATTGCAATTCGAAGCCCTTGCTGGCCGCCGCTTCCCTGCTCTTCTGCAAGTACTTTTTGCGGATATGGTCTTTGATGGTATAGCCATCCGACTCATATAACAGCACGGGATTCGCCTTGCCCCATGTCTTAATATTGGTAAAGTCTTTGGACTCGATATCCACCGCATCCGGTTCCGCCAGGAACAGGAACACATTATCCGGCAAAGCCTCTTCATACAGAGCCTTCCGGAGCGCCAGCCATTTCTTATGATTGTCACTACCGACATCAAACTGCGCTGTAGACATCGTCACCAGCAGGCTGTCCCGGAAGTGGGCCTGACCGTCCTGGATCGTCTTGGTGATAATCTCATCACAGAGCATTTCCTCGTCGATGATGGCCACCTTGTTCGTGAAACCGTCCAATGACTTTTTAGCACCTGCACCGGTGCGGAACATTTCCAGCCGGTTGCCGGTTGCTTTGTTTTTCGCCCAGCAGGCCGTCCGGTTTACATTCTC